ATCCAGGTAGTCCCCGAAGGACAACTGCGGGCCGGCGGCCTTCAGGTTCTGCGCGAAGTGATCCCGAACAGCGCCAGAATCGAAGGGAGGCGTTCCCCAGTACTGAGCCACCTCTTGCTGTGAAAACCCTCCGTTCAGCAAGGCAGCCGAGCGGGAAGCCTGATAGGAGCTGATCTCATCGGACGAGTAGCCGGCCGACTGCAGGGCGCTCAGCTGATCCTGGCCGCTCACTGACCCGTCCGTGCCAGATAGTCAGCTGCGGATTCCCCAACCTTGCGCGGAACCGCGTTCGTAGAGGGTGCCTGGGTCGCAGACTCGATCACGCCCTGCATGATCTGCTGGGGAGTGCGCACGTAGCTCTTGAGTCTCTTGCCCAGATAGTCCGGACTCTCCGGATCCAAGAGCTGCTGCGGACTCTTTCCCGCCTGACGCTGCTTGGCGTACTCCCCCATGAACCAGGAGGTGAAGCGCTGCACGTTCTCATCGCCAATCGGATCCCGTAACCCGATCAAGGGATTACTTCGCGTGAGGGTGGACTTCGCGACCTCGAAAAGCCCGTTCTTCAGCTTCGATTCCGATTCCCCGTCAGTCGTCTTATTGCCGGAGATCTCCCCACGCAGTTTCCCTAAGTCCTCGATGTTCAGGCGCTGATCGATCACATAGGAATTCAGCTGATTCTCGTCCACGATCTTGCCCGGATTCCCATCCGGCAGATGCACACGGGCAAAGAGCTCGTTGAACAACGCCGGATCGGTCTTCACCGCCTTGGCCTTCAGCATGTTGATGAACTCGTCCTTTGAGCCCGAGCCGAAGGGATTGAGATTCGAGTTCAACACCTCATGAGCGGAGAGCTGCCCTCCGTTCATCTTCTGCAGGAACTGGTTTTGCGTAAGCTTCTGTCGGTCTTCCAACTGTTGCTTTGCGAGCTCGCGCGCGTGTTCCAGATCGGTGTACTGCGCGCTGATGGTGATCTTCGCTCGCTGTTCGAGTTCCAAGCGCTGATCGGGCGTGAGGGCTTTGACGGCCGGATCGGTTGAATCCCCGGCCTTCAGTTCAATGAGCATGCGGGTCGGATCGAGATTGATGCGGCCGATGACGGCGTACTTCGCCATCTCACTTTGCGCGTAATCCTTCAGCTTCTGCCGTGTGGCGGGCTCGAGCGGCATCGCATCGAAGAGTGCGTGGCGTTCCGCCAGACGTTGAGTGAAGAGGGTCGGATTGTTGACTAACTCATTCGCCGCCGAATCCACCGCTTTCTCGCCCACGGAGACATTGTTCTGTGCTCGGGAGGCGGCCTCGAAATATCTCGCCTTGTGCTCCAGTTCTGCGCGCAGGGCCAGCATGCGCTCCTGCATGAACTGCTTGGACTCTCGGGTTTGGGCGCTTTGGACAACGAGCTTGGAGCGCGTATCGAAGTCCCTCAAGAAATTGGGCGTGAAGTTCGGCGCCCCCGGTGGGGCCTTGAGCTGCTGATCCTCCAGGTTCTGCGCTTCCTGCGATTGGGTCTGGGAAAGGCTCTGGAGCGCCGCGGTTGCCGCATCGCGCTCTTGAACGACATCGTTTGCCTTGACGACGGACTGGATGCCCGCGCCTACATCCTGCAAGCCTTCCCCGACTCCGCTGCTGGCCGGTAAATCAGGTCCGGGCCCGAGTCCTGCGCCTGAGACGCTCGTGCGCTGATCGTATGTTGGAATTGCAGCCAAGCTAGGCAACCTTTTTCGCGGCGTAGCCCTTCAGAAGATCAGAGCCCGCGAGGAAGTAGGATTGCGTGCGACCGGCCCGACCCGCGTAACGTGCCGCAGCCGCTTGGGCGAGAAGTCCGGTCGCTTTCATCGTCCCGCCGTAGCGGATGTTGAGCGCGTCGAGCTCGGCGTTGACGGCCGACTGGTTGATGACACCCGCGGTTGTTCCACCATACCCGCCTCCGGCCTGAGCCAAGGACGCCGCCTGTTCGCCCAAGACTTCCCGCGCCTGCCGGCGCTGCGTCTGCTCATCCGCGAGAGCCTGGGATTGCGCGGTATGTGCCTGCATCGCCAGCATGCGGGCGTTGTAGTTCCCAGCCGTGTTGGCATCCTGTCCCTGAACCAATGCCCCGGTACCGGAGACCAAAAACGGGAGCGCCGCTGACATCAATCTCTCCGATACACGTAGTGATCCGAGCCACCGGGAATGAAGGCCGGCCATTCGTCTTTCGTGCGCTCGAATCCCAAGAGTTCGAGCCAGCGACAACTCACCGCGAGTCGCTTTTCCGTCGTGGCCTTGAGCGGCATCGGATACACCGACAGGAACCGCACGACGTAGCGGTGGAGCGTGAGGAAATGCTTGCTGGCCACGGGAGCGACGAATGACCAGAGCCACCCCTGACCGTGATCATCCCGTGCGATCCCGCCGCACAGGAGCATCCGGTCATCCGCCCACGCTGTGTAGGCCGGGCCTCGAACGGCGAGTGCTTCGCCATAACCGATATGCACGAATGCTCCGACGGATTGCGGCAACCCCAGCGGGTCGAGCGCGAGAAGATGCCAGGGCTTGAAGGGCTCGAACGTCATGGATAAGTTCGCATTCTCGGCATAATTGCCGCGATGGTCATGGGCACGGGCTTCTCCTGACGGATCTCAATCTGTGCGGCCTGCTCGTAGTCCCCCGGAAAGTCAATCGTGATGTCGGTGGAACGAAATGGCTCAGGAGCCCCCATCGGGGTCGCTGGCGTGCGCAGGAAGAAGTCATCGAGCTTGCCTCCGTAGAGTCCGCACTTGCCCATCGCGGTATCGAGAAACCTCACGACGAGCTTGTCGATGCGCTTGAGTTTCCCCTGGCTCGTCCCGTCCGCACTACCTGCCTCGAGCCGCATGGTGACGATCCGCGCGGTTGATTGCAGACCCACATTCACCACCGACCCGGCGCGATCGAGCGTGATCGCTCCCCCTGTTACAGTCTTGTCAGGCTGCGTTGAGCCATCCACCAGCACCTGGACCGTCTGACCTTCCAGGTGAGTGAGTCCACTGATGACCGTGGCCGAGGCCCCACTGTAGGTGAGCCCCGCATCGACGTAGAAGGCAGCCGAGGCCGGATCCCCTCCCGTGCCATCCTCATCCGCCGATTCCCACGGGCGCTCGATGTATTCGATGTACCGCTTCGTCACCCCGTTGATCGTGCGTTTGACTTGGATCCACACCTCATCGCGTGAGCCATCAGGAGTGGGACTTACGACGACGGACTCCACGAACCCGTTCCCTCCGATCGGGTGACGGTGCCAGCCGGTCACATCCTGTTCCTTGTCGTACGTGAAGCCGATGAGTTTGCCGTTACTGAGCACGCACCACACGATGGAATAGGGCTCCCCCTGATAAGCCATGTCGATGATGCCGGTACGGGTCATCAGGTCCGACAGAACAGCGAGGTCAGTCGAGACGAAGGAATCGCTCTGGATCAGGTAATCGAGCGACAGGAGTTTCCGTCCCGCCCGCTGCACGTAGAGGATGGAGTTGCCGACCGTGAGAGGCGGTACAGCTCTAACCCGTTTCTTGGTCGCAGGATCGATGCGATAGTTCGCCGGCCCTAAGGCCGAGGTCGTCGTGTTCTCACCGAATGTGAATTCTCCCCCTCCCGTTCCAATCACCAGTCGCTGGGCGGCCTGCATGAAGAGGATATCGTTCACATCCTGTGCGGTGAGCTGCAGCCACATCGCGCAGTCCGTCGTGACCTGGCCGAAGAGATCCCCGGTCATGTTCTCGTAGTCATTCGGCACCGTGCCCCAGAAACGAAGCTTGCCGCCCCACCACAATCTATTGCGGAAGAACCTCACCACGGCCGGATACTCGGTCGTCGCCGACCAGGCCCCGAGTGACCAGCGCTTGGTGGCGTTCGGCGCACCCACCACATTTGCCGGCAACTGATTCAACCCGTTCAGTTCGTCAACGACAACGGAGGCAGTCACTATCGTGCTCGAAGTGAAGGCGGTAATGCGGGCGATGCCGTAACCGGAATCCTGGTACGCCCACAGGACTGAACCTCCCGTCTGCCCGTCATAAGCATTGCCTTGTTCGTGGGTCGGTGGAACGGATCCCGAGGTAGCGTTATTAACCGCCGCGTAGGTCTTGCCGTCGAAGCGCACGAGATTCCCGATGACATAGGCGACGTGAGTGGCTTCCCAGTTGTTGATGTTGAGGTCCTGAACCTGAAGTCTCACGAGTCGTCCGACATCCGTTGCAGCAAAGAGCGCAGCAGAAGCCGTGAGCGTGACTGAGCCGGTGGAGGCGGAGGCGTAAATCGTGGTGGTAGAAGTCGAGTTCTTCTCGAGGAACGGCCCCTGGTTGGGCTGGTAGACCGAGAACTGCCAGTTGGTCGTGCCCATGCGCGTTAACTTGCGCGGGGCATAGGTGCGCTTCTGATTCGCGATGTAGAGTACGTCGCCTGACTGCTCGATCTTGAGCGCGCAGGTTCCGTCGGCGTTGGTCAGATCAGCCAAGGCATAGGGCGAGGGAATCTCGTAGATGGAGCCTGAGAGCGGATACCAGTAGGTGGCGTTCGGTGGAGCATTCCCAACCGTCGCCGCCTTGCAGTAGTAGTTGATGCCGGCAGAACTGACCAGATCCCCCAGCACGTAGTTCGTCGCGTTGTTGTAGGCGGCGACCCCGGAAACCAGTAACACGCCACGATTGACGTAAAAGCGTATGTACTGGTCGCCGAACTCCAGGTTGTAGGCTTGAGTCGCGGAGAACTCGAACTTGAGAACCCAGCTGCGGTTAGCGGAAGTTTTGACTTCTGCCACGTAGCGCGAGCCGCCGCGCCGCTGCGCCGGTCCCTGTACCAGGGGAAGGAAATTCTCCATGCGCTTGGCACCGGAGAAATACTTCTGAAGATCGGTCCGTCCATCGATGTTCGGCGACAGTTCGCCGGCATTGAGACTATTGAGGATCGGGGAAGCGCGCATCTAACATCTACTGGGCACGAGCTGTGACCCAAGTGTCATCCGCTGGCGACTCTGCCGGCACCTCCAGCGCATTGGACTGAACGGCCTCGCGGATCGCGCGCTTGTACGCGAGCATGCAGATCTGGCGCTTGGAGTCAGACTGCGTGATCCGTTCACAGCACTCATCCGCCAATCGAGCTGCGAAGGCTTCGGCAAACGAAGCACTGTAGAGCGAAGGATCGATGACGCGGGTGATGTAACGGATGTGAAGCGGGGAGCCGAGATTCGTGAGGATCTTGGTCCCCTCGCGCGACCACAAGG